AGATACGCTAGGTTGTCGAATCGGATCTCGATCAAACACCGGCTGTTCCAGAAGAAACTCTTGTAAGTCCCCATAAGGGCTACGCGAAGTTCCGTACTCCGCTGCGGCCCGATCTAAATCGGTATTTAGAAACCGTGGCGTTCTTTCAAAAAACCCGCCTCCGGGCATAATCGTAGGAGCTTGAATGGGTCTTCGTTCTGCCATCTAAATCACCAGTTTTTGCAAGAATGGTAGGCTGCTGAAAAAACGTCTTTTTTCTTTTCAACGGCGTCGCAATTGTGTCGCGCACGAAAGGATTTGCGACGGTCTGGTTGATCTTTTTTGATCGACATATTTGGATCACCATAACGAACAATCTTAACTTGATCGCCTTTTTTGGCAAGAACCGCAAACTTCTTGTTCTTGCCGGGCGTTCTTTTTTGCTGATTGTAGCCAGGGAAAGACTCGCCTCGATAGACGAGTCTCCCAGACTTAGTTCGCTTCACATCTTTTGTGTCAGCCATTAGTCGTATCGCTTGAGTAATTCCAAGATGATCGTGTAATTGTCGCCAGAGCTATGCCCTGTCGTGCTAAACAAGATGTCTCCAGTTTTACCTGTACCCGCATTGTTGGGTATCGCGGTGAATGAATCGTAATACTCATCCCCCGTCGAATCTGCTGGCAAACCAATTGCCAAAGCATTTGCAGTCGCATCAAAATCTAGTTTGACCGACATCCCAACAGTTGCCCAATAAATCCTTTGAATATGGACTTCTGTGCAACTTTGTCCTGCTGAGTTTTTGGCGAGTGCCGACACATCTACTTTCACAACGTTACTTTCGCCTGTGCCATCACTTACGTTTGTGAAGCGAAGAACAGCGTTTCTTTCACCATCTTGAATGGTTTGTGTTGCAACCGTATCAGCCATCGTTATCTCCTACTAAGAAGCTACGTCGAAGCCAGTAATTTCTATCAGAAAACGTCCAGCCGTGTAGGTTGCATCGCCAGTGCCTTGGCTTACCAAGTACAAAAATTGATCCGCTGCGATGTCACCACCAGCAACCATTGTGCCAGCAGATGCAGCACCAGCGTTGATGATTTGTGTTTCGGTTAAGTCACCAATGGCGGTGTCATTGACGCCGGTGCCTTCTGTAGCGGAAAACAGATCAATATCTGTGCTACCACCAGCGGGTGTTTCCACACAAGTCATGGTAACGCCGAACACGCTGCCTTGGTTTGCGGTTGTAACTTTGCCGATGAACGCAACGCCAGAGCCATCCTTACCAATGATGTCTCCCGCTGTGCCACCATCTTTCAAGCCAGTCAGGTCAATCATGATTGTAGTTTTTACGATGTTGACGTTGGTCGTCACATCACTCTTGAGGCGTGTTACTTGAGTAACATAAACAGCAGCGGTTCCTTCGATACCCGCGCTGCCAGTGGCTTCGGTCGCCATCTTGTCACCGCTGGTGACAGTAATAGTGCCGTTCGCCGATTTTGAAATTTGTTGGAACCCGTTTTCAGATCTGACGGGGCCATTGAAAGTCGTAGTAGCCATGTTGTTCTCCTGTCGTGGCAAATGTCAGACGCGGTATTGCGTCTGTCAGGATCCTGCTTTTATACCACAGCGTACACATACCGACAATTTTTGTAGGCACAAAAAAAGAGGGCCGAAGCCCTCTTTCTGTAGCTTGAGCTTTACGCCCCTTGGGAACCGAAAATTCCCCTTGGGTCAGAAAAGCCAAAACTATAACGCTCGCGCGCCTTATAACGAATGTTACCTGTTGTAAAGTCAGGCTCCATGCTGGTTTCCATCGGAGTACGTTGGAACATCTTCAGCCCCTCGCCAGCTTCAGTCACCGTAGTGAGAATGAAGTAAGCGTCTGGGTCGTTGAGGTAATGGTTAACCGTATAGCCGCCGGGAAGAACACCAGTGTTCTTGATGGCGTTTAGGTCATTGTCTGCGGTGCCGGGTCGCGCTGGCGAATTCAAGATTCGATCAGCAACGAAAACCAGTTGTGGTGGCACAACTAATTTTGTGGCGCGTACAGAAATGGTCAGGCCTCGATCATCGGTGAACGTGCTGATATCAATAAGATTATCTTCCAAAGAAGTCTCATTGAGGTCAGCCATGGTTGTGGCTCTGTTTGCCAACGTGCCCCCACCCGCGAGCGGGTGCGCTGTGTTGATCAGACTTACGCCATCACCACCAGTGAAGGAACCTGAGAAAGCGTTGTTCAGTACATCCGCTCCCTTGACTTCTTTGGTGTGAGCCATAGATCGTGCCAAAGCACGAACATATCGCTTACCTAAGCTGTCATAAAGATTGTCTTCCTGCGCTTCCTCGGTGAGCGAAAAAGCCAAACTTATTGTATCGTGCGTATACCTAGCAGTGAAACCTTCACTTGCGGTATCAAACGATACGCCTTGACCTTCTGTTTTCGTCGGAGCAGCTCCGAAACCCGTAATCAGCGTCTCTTCTTCAAAAGCGCGCTGTGAGTCTTCCATCGCGAAGATGGCTTCGTATTGACTCTCATACTGGTCGTAGGATTGGCCGAATAATGCGTTAAGCCCCGGCTCTAACTCTTTCGCTAACTGTGCTCTGCTTATAGCCATTTGTCAGTCTCCTGTTAAGCTAGGCCAGCGCCCTTCACTCCCATAATATGGTTTTGTATAACCACCATTACGTTTGTGTTGGCACTTGCAACGTCATCGTTATCGGGATCCTGAGAGATGTCGATGGCTTTTAGCGGCAACGTAGTGGTGGTTGCACCAGTAGTCACATCTAATTCCATGTTAGATCTTCCAGAAGTGGTATCCCCAGTAGTGGATTGGTCGACAATATCAAAATTGCCAAACAAATCTGCTACAGGGAAGGTGTCGTCAGCTTGAACCTCAAACACTACATCGGGATCGTCAACGATGAATGCAATGATATCGGCTGCTGCTACTGAACCAGGATAATGGTTTTTGAAAACCTGTTCGCCTGATGTTGGGTCGGTGTACTGAACGCCGTTGAAAACTCCTACCACTGGGACAGTGCTTGAGGCTGCTGCACGCGAAACCGTACCACCAGTGAGTTGTTTAACCAAGTCGCCTTGGAAAATTGCACCACTCTGGTTGTTAGCAATACGGTAACGTGATTGACCGCCAGAATAAGGAGCTCCCCCCATCATGCGTGAAGGTATCAAACCAAATGCGGCATCTTTATTCGCCATAATTTAGTCCTCTTTACTTTTTGCCAAATGTTACACGGGTGTCGCGTTGAGGATCATACTTAACATATCGAGCGTCGCCCCTCATCTCATTGAACATGGTGTTGTCCAAAGCGTTTTGAGCGTCGGCGTTCTTTCGTTCATAGTAATCGTTCCTTTCTTCAACGATTTCTTCTGGTATTTCCGCAAGCAACAGTCCGTCACTATAAACGACTCCAGCATGTTTCCCAGACTCTAAAGTTGGGAAATCCCAGCCATCGGGTAGATCTTCTGGCCTTTTCAACTCCCAACCCTCGCGGATCCGGGAAGCCACATTTGATCTGTCCTCTTGGCCCAGCATAGATTCTCTTATCCAGCGTTGTACGAAACCGTCCCGCGCTGGTGGAGCATCTAGCTTTCGCCTCGGTCGCCATTCTTGTCGCCTAGCTTTTTTATCGTGGGTTTGGCTTTCACGGCTGGCGCGGTTTTGATGTTTCTGACTCATGATGCCTCTCTTGCTTGAATTTTCTGTTTTTCTTTGGCCACCATTTGTAGCCATTTCTCGTCCGACATATTGTGCGGCTTCAATCCTTTGAGTCTTTCAAGTTCAGATTCTCTAAACTTAACGCCTTTTTCAGTACCTTGTGTTTTTTGCCGACCTCCTGCGGAGGAACTCGCGACTCTTTGCACAGGGGGCCGCGTAGTTTTTCTCTCGACTGTTTCTGAAGACTCTTCAGATACCAGATTAGGATAAACTCTTTTTACCCGCGTATCTAGTTCACTGTAATAGTCGTCGGAATCTGGTTCGTAGCCTTCGTTGATCAAATTGTAATGCGTAAAATACGCATACTGAGTAGCTTCGACATTCTCGTCTTTGCTTTGATCTCCGTACCAAGAATTTTTATTGTGCCACTGCAATGCTTCTTGGCTAGGCTGTATTTCTTGCTGCACCTCGCGTTGAGGCGCTTGCTGATATTGTTCTTGTGGAACAACGACAGGCTCTGCGGCTTGCCGACTCTTAGCAGATCTAAGTTTTTCTTTTTTGATTGCGATGTCATTTTTCAGCGTGTCTGCTTTGGACATCAAATCTGGGTCAGAGCTTTGAACAGCTTTTCTGAAAATATCATCTACTTGATTTTCTTGAGCTTTCAGCTTTTCTTCTTCAGCATCTAAAGCCGATTGAGCGGATTGCACATACATCTCTCGATATCTTTGCAATTCCATGTCTTTTTGTTGAGTCAGAATCTCAAAATGTTTGGCACGATCTTCTGCTTGTTTGGTTTTTTGATTCAGCTTATTGATGCGCTTTGATACGCCTTTGGTATATCGCTCTAGCTCATCCTCATCGGCTTGCGGAGAAGATTCCTCGCTAGAATCCAGCTCAATAGCAATTTCTTGCTCTTCAAACTTCTCTTGGTTCTCAATCATAAATAAGTCCTAATGTCAGTTGGCTCAAGAATAGTGGCGTTGACCTCATCATCGTTGATGATTCTTACTTCTTCGCCATCTTCTAATTTGAAGCGCGATCCAGCATATCGGCCAATCAATACCCAATTTCCTACTTCACACCAAGGATTAGGCCCATACTTGTCTACATCGTTGTAGCACAACGGGCCCATCTTCAAGACCAAACAAACCGTTGTAGCGAGATTTTCGCGTTCCATGGTTTGTGTCGTGAGGGCTATCCCGCCTTTGGATTTGTTTTCAGCCATAAAAGGGATGACCAACATCCTCCACCCAGTAGGCTCCGGGAGCCTTTCTAAGACTGAATCTGGCAACTTTGTCGGATCAAACACCCGCTCTTCGGGGTTCACAAATGCATCTTTCAAACTGAGCGTCATCTACCTTCCTTGAAGTATCGTTGGATTTCTAATTCCACTAAGTTTAACGTGTGTATCTGTCCTTGCAAGTTTCTGTAATGTTCTACATCTTTCAACAAACCGTCCATCATGGTGTCGGAGATTTGTTTTTTCTGTTCAGCAACAAGCCGCCGAAGGCGTTCAGCCAAATCAACGTCATCCATCATTCAACGTCATAGAAATTCAAGCCTTTGGTAGCTGCACCGCCGCCGCGTACTTTTTTCTTGACGCGCTTGACGATGCCACCTTCACTCATGCCTTTAGCCGTTTTGACGGCTATAGCTACGGCTTGTTTTTGTGGCCGCCCTTCCTTCTTCAACATTTTGATGTTGTCGCTAACCGCTTTCTGGCTTTTTCCTTTCTTTAATGGCATGTGATACTCCTTAACTTTTTTTGGCTTTCGCCTTTTTTTTCGGCGCAGCCTTTTTCTTCGCTGCTGGCTTCTCTTCAACTATCGGCTCTGGCTCTGGCTCTGGCTCTGGGGCCGCTTCTACAACCGGCTCTGGAGTAGGCTCTACAATTCCCGTTGACTCATTCAGAATGCGCGACATCTTTTCCAATATTCTTGCGTCACTAGCCATTTTTTGGGCTTGTTTCTCTATCTCAGCAGCTTCTAGCGCGGATCGTTCTGCCGCTCTTTCCAAGCGCTTTAATCCACGCAAGGTTTCAATGGCCTCATCTTTGTAACTTACACTCATGATCTACCTCCATTCCTTTGCTGAATCTCCATAAGTTTGAGGTCAGCGTTTTGTTGTAACCTTTGCAAAGCAACATCCAACTTGTCATCTGCTATTGATTTTGAGTTATCTATCCGTTGTTTCGATAGCTCTGCTTCCAACAACTTTTCTTGAGACCGCGCACGTTGTTTGCTTTCAAAATTAGCTTGGTCAATGTCGATTTCTTTATCTCGTAACTCTAGTTCTCGCTGTCTAATCTGCACTAGAGGATCCTCTCCATCGCCCTGGCCAATGCTTTGCAGCAGATCTGCCGTTAGTTGCGCCAAGATGGGTGAAGAAAATTGTTCTATCGTCATCTGCATTTCTTGGTTCATCATTTGAGCTTGCTCTGGATCAATCTGACCTTGCTCTGCGGCCATGTTGATTTCTTCCATCTGCTGCGATAGCTCTGGCGGTATCTGATCCTGCGCTAACTCTGCTGACAAGAACTGTAGATGCTGCATCGTATGAGCCAGTATGTTGCCTTGCAGAGCGGGATTGGTTTTCACTACCTCCGTCATGAACAAAGCGCGATGAGCTTCCACATGAGCGCGATGGTTTTGCTGTGCGAACGCAACTTGTGGCTGGCCAACCAACAAACCGCTATTTTCGATTCCAGCGTCTATCGGTGCTGGTGGTGGCGGTTCTTGTGGGGGCTGTATCAAGCTCTCCACATCATCCACACCAAGGGCAGAATACATTCGGCGATACGCTTCATAAATCCCTTGAGGGCCATGAATTTCTGGGTTGCTCTGCACCATCGTCAGCAGTTCTTGAGCCATCGTGATGCGTTGGCTTTGGCTGAAAATGTTGGGGTCAGATACTGGAATGATGTCTATTCGGGCATCAAAGTCAGCAACCTTGAAGTCTTCTGCCCCAACGCCGGGGCGATACGGATAAACTGGCGGTAGATATTCTGCAAAGACTTGAGCCAATAAACGAAACTCTAGTTTCTGAGAGTGGTGCAGCCGTTTATGAATGGCAGACATGACTTTGGTGCCGCGCTCCAATAATGCCACTGTCGTGCCGACTGGCATGGCTTGGTTCATGTCAGCCACATTTGTATCTGCTATGGCAGCAAAGCGCTTGCCGCTCTCTACCAAAGTGCCAAGCAACGTCATCAAAACTGTCGATGGCTCTTTAATGGGCAGAGGAATAAGGTTTTCTTTGAGTGAGGCTCCGGTGGTGTCTATATCTCTGAACTCTCCTGGCTGGAGTGGTTCGTCCTCGTCACGAATCCGCATCCCTCGAGCTTTGAATCCCGCTGGCAAGTTAGCCAAAGTGCCAGCGTCAATAAGTTGTCGCAAGATGCTGGTACTAGCTTTCGCCAAGCCACCGATCATGTGAGCCAAACCCAACCCATAGAATCCTAATCCGGGCAAGAATTTGTACTGCACAAAATAATTTATCTTGCGCTTGAAAGGATCTTGCTCGCGGTAGTTTCTTCTAATCGCTAAAACTTGGCGCGAACTGTCATCAATCGTCACGATGTAAGGCAACTTCAAACCAGTTGCTTCGCCGTCCTCACCCAGATCCTCAAAGCCCGGTAGATCAAGCACCGTATGAACTTCATAGATTAGGTGGTCACGATCACTGTCGTAACTTGGAGACATGCCCTCTATTTCGTCTATTTGTTCGTCTATTTCGTCACGCTTGATGTACGCACCACCATCTTTGATATCTACATCAGCGTAAAAACCCGCCAGTTGTTGTTTGCGAATTTCATTACGCGACATTGCTATCACTTGGGTGACTCGCTCTGCTGTATGCAAGTCGCTTGACTCGTATGGCACGATCAAGTCTTGTGGCTCAACAAATGAAGAAACGGCTGCTCTTGTAACCGTGTCAAAATAAACTTTTTTGAAAGCAGACCCAGCCAAGGGTAAATAGAACAACAACATGTCTAGCTCATCGTTGTAGCCGGGTATCTCATTCATGATGTAATAGTTCATGAACTCTTGAACACGATCTGCTTGCGCTTCCACATCTGGTGTTCGCGCACCTATAATTTCTGTTTTTACTGGCCCTCGCGCTGGCAATAGTTCTTTATACGCTTGTGCTTGGAATTGAGTCGTTGCTTCCGCCAACAACGGATGCATCACACCAGAGGATCCATCAAAAGGTTGAGATCTGGTTTCTTCAAACCGCATGCCTAAATACTTCAACCCATCAACGTAGGTCTTTTCCCAATCCGAACGTGATTCTCGATCTGCTTTGATAGAGCTCAATATTGAGCTAGACAGTTTGCCGAGCTCAAAGGTGTCAAGCTCATCAACCAAATTGTCATCAAACCCTAAAGCAGACTCTGGGGGCTC